TGGTCGCTAATTGGTTTCCTGTTCTATGCCTCAACAGGTTTGTTTTATGTAGCCCTATCCCCAGTTAAGGGGCTTACCCTGCTTTCTGTGGCTGTTGGCTATGGGTTTTTCCTGTTCAAAGGAACCATGAACATTGTCCAGTCGGTTGGTCCGATTTACTGGATTACTCGTGACTACGTTCCAGCAAATAGCCCTGTCATAGCCACAGCCTTCATGCATGAAATTAGTGCGCCATGGCGACACGGAAAGGGCATCCAGATAGCCCTATTCAAAAGAACCTTTCAGATTGGCATCTGCCACAAGAACGAGTTTGACGAAACATCTGGTGTGTTGGCTGCTGTGAAAGGTAGATTCATGGACACACCCCCTACAGACATTGGTAACTGGTAATGCGTTTTTTCAATAAAGAACTCCGTGAAAAGGCAAACAAGCGTGTGTCCAAGATGGACGACGCAGCCCTCGCAGCGTGGATGGACTCCACCCTGATGACACTCCATGCGTCATATGACGAATATCGTTTCCGCAACGGCTCCAAGGAATATGTGACAGAAGCCCTGACTGCTGTTAATTCCATATGGGACGAACTGGAACAGCGGTAAATAGCCCTATTCTGGGTTAAACTAAACAGGTGCTCACAGAAGACGAATTAGCAGAACTACCCGAGGAAGAGGTAGAGGAACTTGACGAAACCTCCGCTGAATTTGTGGATGGTCTTGTCAAGCGTTTAATTGTTTTCATGGAAGAGTTTTGCAACGTCAAACTGTTCCCGTACCAGGTCCCTATTGCATACCGCATTATTGAGTCCATCATTCTGGGCGACGGCGAAGAGATGACTGTGGTGGCAACTCGCCAGTCAGGTAAATCGGAAGTCCTTTCCAATGTCTGTGCGTCCCTGATGGTTATTCTTCCCAAACTGTCCAAGGTCTATCCGACATGGCTTGGCAAGTTTGAGAAGGGATTCTGGATTGGTGTGTTTGCTCCCACCGAGGACCAGGCTGACACAGTCTTTAGCCGTATCGTCTCAAAACTGACCAGCGACCACGCCATGGAGTTCCTGCTTGACCCCGAGATTGACGATAAAGCAGCCTCTGGTGGTTCCCGTGGAAAAGGCAAACTCATCAGCCTCAAGCATTCTGGGTCTCTCTGCCGTATGCAGACCTGTAACCCCAAGGCAAAGATTGAGTCCAAGACCTATCACTTTGTTTTGATTGACGAGGCTCAGGAAGCCGATGAGTTCATGATTACCAAGTCAATCAAGCCGATGTTGGCGTTCAACAACGGTTCTATCTGCCTGACTGGTACTGCCACCAGAAACAAGTGTTATTTCTACAAGATGATTCAGTACAACAAGAGGCGCAGTGTCAGCGGTAGGAAGACACGACAGGCACACTTTGAGTACGACTGGCGAACCGCTGCCAAGTACAACTCTAACTACGGAAAGTTTATTGCTAAGGAAAAACTTCGTATTGGTGAGGACTCAGACGAGTTCCAGATGTCCTACTGCAACAAGTGGATTCTGGAAAAGGGAATGTTTGTCACCGAGGAGCGCATGGAGCGCCTCTACGACCCATCCATGGGGCTGGTCAAGCAATGGTGGCGCACCCCTGTGGTGGTGGGTATTGACGTTGCCCGAGCCAATGACTCCACTGTTGTGACGGTTGTGTGGGTTGACTGGGACCATCCAGACCCGTTTGGCTTCTATGAACACCGCATTCTCAACTGGCTGGAAATCAACAACGAAGAATGGGAAAGCCAGTATTTTCAGATTATTGACTTCCTGAGAAACTATGACGTTCTTCGTGTGGGCGTGGACGCTCAAGGCGTTGGTGGTGCCGTGGCTGAGCGACTGCAAATCCTTCTTCCACACCTGGAAGTTATGCCTGTTTCATCCGATTCCAAGGCACAACACGAACGGTGGGTCCACTTGACCGAACTCATCCAACGTGAACAATTAATTATTCCTGGGCATTCCAAGGCTCGCCGTACCCGTCCGTGGAAGCGATTCAACCAGCAGATGGCTGACCTTGAGAAGGTCTACAAGGGACCGTACCTGCTTGCGGCTGCTCCTGATGAAAAGGGCGCATTTGATGACTACCCAGACTCCTTGGCTATTGCCTGCCATATGACGGTTCAGGACACCATGCCCCAGATTATGGTGGCTGAAAACCCGTTCTTCAGGTAACGCCCCTCCTAAAAGTGCTATTCTTATATCAAGTATTCATACCCCTATATGGAGGATTACGTGAGCGTAGCACCAGCCCCGATGTTCCCTGAGAAGTCGCCTACCGTTTTTGAACGCAATTTTGCACCGAGCATCCCAGGTAACAAGGGTCCTCTTCGCTTTGAAGAGGGCGTTGCCACCGACACCGATGTTCCCGCTGACTTTGCTCAGGGCGCATACATGGACACGGCTCCTATCGGCAACCGCATGAACCACACCAACCCCGAGATGTTCTTCAAGCACCCAGCAGACACCATGCGTGAGCGTGCTCACGTGGGTTCGGCTTCGTGGATTGAGGCTCCGACTGTGCTGTCGGACTTCGTGCAAGGTTCAATGTCTGGTGACGGCATGCCGATGTTTGAGTACGAGTACAACACGGGTGGTCACATGAACCGCCCGAACCCCACTGTCGTCTTTGACTGATAATGGAGAGCGACAGCGTTGTAAGTGACGCTGGCGTACAGGCGCAAGCGCCAGCCGCAGCATTAGTTGTACCTTCGGTTACATCAACGCTTTCTGGTCTGCCGATTTCGCCTGCCTACGCAGGTGCGGTGACAGGGCAAGGTCCAGCCTTTGCTCCACTCCGCCAACGTCGTAGTCATTTTGCTGCCGCTGTTGCCAAGGAGCGCCCGTACCTTCCTCCTGTTAAATCAGAGCATGCCTATATTCCACAACGTCGTGGTTACGCTGTGGAAAAGAACATGATTGGTGATGGCGACCAGGTCGTTGACCCGTTGGATAACTTTAAGCCTCAAAAATTTAAAGAAACAAAGCAGTCAGGAAATGGTGTTGAAGAGCACAAGCCTGAAAGCCCCAACAAGTACCGCACTGCTGGCAAAAAGGCTTACCGTAGCGAAAACCGTACCAACTCAGAAGTTGCGTCTCACAAGCAACTTAGGTACAAGTAAGACTGGTACGATTTAGTATGGCTGCAAAAAAGAAGGCGCAACGCATCCCCAATAAAGACCGTGTTCTTGAATTTGATGATTTGACAAAGAAAGAACAAAGTGACGCTGTTGGGCTTGTTAGTGGTTTGTCTGAAAATATGCCCCAAACCATGGCACAGATGGCGGAAAGGCATTTAAACTCCCCAAAGAGCATGATGCAGTCCAAGGGCCGCAAGTACCAAAAAGCGTTGCCAAGCGTAGAGGCAAAACCCCTCAGCATGGAGGACATGACCAACGCTCGTAAGAACTCTTTTATGAACGCTCTTGCAGGAACATCACGCCTTCCAGAAGAAGATTACTCTGGACAAGAATTCTATTTCAAACATAGTGATGACTTGCGTGAAACTGCTGGCACAGGGAATATTCCCCCAAGCCGCCTTTTGGATGCTACTGCACGTTTAAGTATCCAAACCCAACCAGCGCAAGAAAAGGCATCCATGCGTGCCTTGGCCCACGCTCACGAGTATGGTTCTGTTCACTTTTCCCCTGAACTTGTGTCAACTCTTTCTTCTGTAGGTACACAGGTTCCCGAAGAATTACACAACCAAAAGGTGGCTTTCCGAGACCTGTCACCTGATGTTGTTCATAAGTTGACTGACCCAAGCATTCGCCACATTGTCCAACCCCACGCACATGGTGTTGACATCACGAACATGGCAAAAACTTCCATGCGCACAAACCTGGCTCAAGCACATGCTGCTTTGCAAGGAAAGCCCCTGGACCCGTTCAAAAACCCCAAACTGCACAGTTACGCACGAGCACATGACCTTGCAACGTCTGGAACTCCAGAGCATGGGGAATACCAGATGAGGGCTATGAACCTGGGCCAGGTTGCCCGTGGTGAACAGTCGCCCAACCAACTTATGTTTGACTTCTACGGTATGCGTAACAGCAACGAAGGCATCCTTTCAAATAACTTGCAGACGGCAAATGATTCATGGATGTTGGCAAACCAGTATCAACAACCTCAAGAAATCCGCAAAGCCGCTGGTGACGTAATCCTGAAAAAGAAAACAGGAACTACCAAGCGTGGTCGTAAACTTAGTGTTGGTGCTGGTGATGCCTCAATCACCCCAGAAGGCATTCAACACGCTGTGGGTAACAAAGCAACAACGAATGCTGCTAAGGAATTACAGACTGAACTTGGTGTGGATTACACAATTCCAGCCGTAACAGTGCAGGAAGGTGTTTGGGCTGACGAGCGCCGTATGGCTGGTGGAGACGTTGAGTTTAACGCTCGCAAGAGAACTGTTAAAGAATCCGCTAAAGCACAAGCAAAGGCAGCAAAAGAAGAGGCAATCCTTAACCCTGACCGCCAACTCAGTTTGTTTGATGAGGGCCACAACAAGCAGGTCGCAAAGAACGTCAAGAAGTCTGACGCTCTGAAAGAAAAGAAGGGTCTTGCATGACCGCCGAAGTCGCCACCGTACTTGCAGCCGCAATCAGTGCAGTCGGTGGCCTCCTTGGAATCGCCATTCACGAGTTCAAGGGCATGAAGAAAAAGAATGATGCCGACCACGGTGCGGTAATGATTAAATTAAACAAAGTTCAGAAGAGTGTTG